ATGTGGTTTCTAACTCAGCAGTGCCAGCAGTGACATTAACAACATCTGGACCTTGTTGTAACCAATAGTATTGGCTAAAGTTTACAAATGCATCAAGATTAATTTTTGGGTCGAACGAATAGTATTCACTTGACCATAAGTTGTTTTGATTAGCTACATTAGCACCAAGATAGGACAAATTTTGTAATGTTTCAGGATAGGTACTGGCAAACTCAACATTGTTAGTAGTTTGATTTCTATAAATTACACTAGGCTCAAGTTGATAATCTGCTCTAGATAAAGTTGGCTCTTTTACATAAGTATCAACACCGTTAAATCCAGGTGCAAATTTACGACCTATGTAACCATTAACAACTTTTAAGTTAGCATTAGTTGTTAATTGATCTAGTGTTGCATTTAAAAACTTCTTATTAGTAGAAGTTTGAAATACTGCTGGTAAAAGTTTATTAGTTTTAGTAGTAGGCATAATCTCTTAAATCACTATTGTATTTACCGCCGTATTTTGTAAGTTCAACTGAGCCGCAGTAATTGAGGTAATTACTTCTACATTTTCAACAGTTGCACAACTTAGTAAAATTTCATCTGGCTGTGCAGTAATTTGTTGTAAAGATCCATAAACTTGATTAGCACTTGATGGTACAATAATAATACTACTAACATTAGGAGCTAATCCTTGTTGAATATAAGTGGCTAATTCAGTGAAATAAAATGTTTCTCCAAACTCCCAATTTTCACTACTAAAAAATGTATTAATTAATGCTACTGTTTGACTTCTAATTTCAGTGTCACTAATTGTAATATTTGAATTTTTTACTATTTTAAAAATTGCTCTTAGTTCAGGACTAGCTTTATTTCCAAATAAAAGTTTAAATCTAGCTGGGCTGTATATCAACGAATCACTTACTGCTTTATAATCTTCTAATGTGTTTAATTCATTAGATAGTTGCTGACTAGTTGGCAAATCGGGTTCTGTTAAAGTATTTGTACTGTCTAATGCCCAGGCCCTGTAAGTTTCATCGTAACTTTTAGTTAAAACATAAAGATCAATTATATTGTTGGGACTTGGGTCTATTCTTCTATTGCCAGGACTGTTATGTTTATATTGGAAATATAAACTTTGTCTACCTGTTCTTGCAATAAAATCAGTTGATTCCACTAAGGTTAAAACACTGTTTACTAAAGTATTAATATAAAATTTCTGTTCTGTTGTTGTGTAAAAAACTTGCCCTACTACATAATCATTTAAGTATGGCAAAATTGCAACTTTAGTTGCATATGATATGTTAACTAATTCATTATCATATGGGCTATATGTTATAAATGAATTATATCCATATGTTTTTTGATAAAATACAAGTTTATAAGGGTCTGCTTCTGTATTGGGCTGTACAATGTAATCAAATATGTCTGGATTGTCTGGCACACCATCGTCATTTTGGTCACTATAAGTGATTAATACTCGTGTAGGATCTACATATCCATCTGTTTCTTTAATTTGATCATACACATACCATAGATAATCTTCTTGCAAAGGCAATTCAGTATCTGGATTTCCATTTACTTTTAAAACATTTATACTGTCATTTACAGTTAGTCCTGTTACAGGGTCATAAGTTTTTACTCTATTGTCATAATAGAATCTTGTTTGACTTACACTATTGAAGATATAATCTAACCCTCTTACTACCACCGTATAAATGGGACCGTTTGCAGTTAATTTTACTAACCAACTATTATCCAATTGTTGTTGTGCAGTAGATCCCTGATAAGTTAAGCTAAATGTATTAGCATCTGGATTTAGATTTTGTTCTGTAATAACTGCCCAAGATCTATTATATTGATCATATCTTATACCAAATTCATTATATGTACTAATAAGTGTTATTAAGGTTTGTATGAAAGAATTAGTAAATGTATTACTAAATGCAGGTATAACCACTGTGGCTTGAGCACCAGTTGGTATATTTTCACTTAGAGTAACTGCGCCCTGTCCATTATCTAATACACCTGCAGACCCGTTGCCTATTAAAGTTACAATAGCTACATACAATTTATCTTTACCATTAGGAGGTATAATTTGATTAGTGGGCAAATCAACTATTTCATTTTTTGCATTAAAATATTTTCCTGAACCTGGACTAAAAACAACAATTGAACTTGGGTTCATATAATAATTATTACCAGATGATCCTTGTCCGATTGGTTGTATGAATGAATTAGAATTTTCGAAGTAACCAGTGCTAGACCCTGATCCAACAGTTACTTTTTTCCAAAATAAATCTGTTAATCCAAATCTAGTAAAATTATAACCAGCATCTTCATTACTACCATAATAAAAATGTAATAATTTTTGACCTCTTATTAATGGAAGAATTTGATTTCTAATTACTTTATTAATATCGGCGCTGGTGTTCCAGCTAAAAGTAAAACTAGTGTTATTAGATTGTTTATATAATACTCCGTCTTCAGCAAAAATATTTGTGCTACTATATCTACCTGAATTGTCTGCAACATCTAAATATCTACTAATACCACTACTGGATCTATTCACTGCCTTTACTTTACTGATACTGCTAAATTGAGTGTAGGGGAATATATTATAATCCTCTGCACTAATCATCCTATTTTGAGTATAATACTGTTGTGGTGCTTTTAGTTTAATATCTGTTAAACTTTCTCTTGCTCTTGCATTGGTAACAGAGTATTTTAAACTACAAACAAAAGTAATAGTTTCAATACGACCATTTTTACTGAGATAGGGCACAGTAATGTTTATATTTTGTAAATTGTCTGGAGTAATTGTATAACTTAATCCAGAACTTTGTCTAAAATAAACTCTAAAGTTACCTTTAGGAATAGCAGCAAATGTTCCATCACCAAATACTAAACTAATTTGATCATTGGCTCTACTTGAAACTTGAAAACTATTTTTTGCAGCATTATTATTAAAAATAATATTATTACCTACCACACTGGGGATTTTACTCCATTCGCTAGTAGGTTGACCAAGATTACTTAATTGATATAACCAAACATCTGTATTGTTTACATTGTTATAATTAACATTTACTACATTGTTGGGAATACTTTCTGTAATGCTAAAATCAAAACTGGACATTGTTCCTTGTTTGAAATAAAAGAAAAACCCAGTTGCATTACTGCCATTTCCTAAATTGTCATTTTGATAAAGTATATTTAAAGGTTTTGCAAGATTAGGACTAACTTCATATATGTATTCCTGATCCACAGTTGTACCGCTCACAACTTCGAAATCTAAGGTTGCGCCTTGTACTTGTGTGTTAAATTTATAGATAGGAACTGCATTTGATGGAATATTCAAATTATATTCATCAGTTTTAATACCAGACAAATCTGCACTATTAGCGGGTTTTCCTACCTGTTGATTGGTGGGCAAGGATGCATTCAATATAGTTACAAATTGTTCATACCAATTTGGATTTGTAGTATCATTCCAATTAATAATAATGTTATTAAGGTTTATGCCATTACTATCAGTTAATGACTCTGTAGTTTGTATGCTATCAACTTTAATTAATCCGCTAGCTGCTATATTTCTTTTTGGGATGTAGCTAACTAAACTAGCTAATTTTAGTACACTATCTCTACGCTCAGCAGTATCAATAAAGTTTTCTCTAGCATTTAAATCTGTTCTAAATGCCAGATTTTGTCCTAAAAAGGCAATTAAATCAATTAATGCAATGTACTCACTGCTTTCTATAAAATCATTAAAATCTTCTGGATAGTATAGCTTTAAATAATCAATCATTGCTTTACGCAATGTTTGAAAATCATAGCTTTGAAAGTCTGCATTCTGAAAACTTTCGTATATTTTAGTCCAATCTTGATTAACTAAAAGGTTGTTTTGTCTAGTTGTAATTGCCATTAAATCACCGTTTTACATATTTATTTTTGTAATAATATACAATGTTAATTGGGTCAATTAACATTTAAACTATTTGTTGTATTATTAAAATCTAGTGTTAAGACAGCAGTTTGATCTGTACTTATATACAAAAGGGATAGTTCGATCTGTATACCTCTATCATAAGTAGTAACTACAATATCTGTAGCTGCAACTCTAGGATCATTTGCTATAATATTTTGCACATCTTGTACAATTAAAGTTTTATTATCTTCAGTTAAAGGTTCAAAAATCATATCCCAAATTATTGTTCCAAATTCAGGATTCATCAACTTCTCGCCTTTTCTAATATTAAAATGATTTTGAATATCGGTCTTAACTAGTTCAAAATCAGTGATTCTGAAATTTTTAGTTTTGTTAATACTGCTAAAACCTTTATAAGTTGCCATAATTTAATATTTATACTGGATTTCTAGTAGCATTACTAGCAGTAATAATTTCAGTCTGTGTTTGACTAAACCTACCTAATTGGAAATAACTGGATAAAGTTGTGCCATTTGAGTCTCTAGCATCTAAGCCACCTTTAGCCCATTTATTAACACCATCTGGTCCACCCAAATGAGCAGCAGCTAAGAATCCTGACACAACTTCTGGGCTAGAATTATCGTTAACTAAACCTAAGTCTTTTAATCTGTTATAATTTTTTGCAGTATAATTCTGCATTGCTTGTTCTTGGATTTGTGGGCTATCTAAAAATTCTTGTAGATTGGCAGGCTTTCCAGGTCCACCTATCCAGTTGTTAGGATTATTTAATGCTTCTTGGGTTTGTGGCGTACCAGGTTTGACCAGTTCTAGTCCTTGTAAAGCAGCTGAACCTAATTGATATTTTCCTTGATATCCATTATTGTTTTTATCGCTTACTGCATAGTTGCCTGTACTTTCTGAATAGCCTATTTGTGCCATATAAGCCTGTGTTTGATCTTTAGTTAAATTTCCTATATTTTCACTTGGCGTTGGTTGTGAAACAAAACTGGACACTGGAGCCTTTTTAGCTTGATTAATTGGTTGTCTAATTGCATTTGCAACTCCAGGCAATTGTGCACTAATAGATGATAGATCACTGGCATTACCAGTTAACGAAGATAAATTTACTAATCCCTGTTGATTGGCTGCATTACTTACATTATTAATTCTAGACCCTATTCCAGTTCTATCGTATGGTTCATGTGTAGGTATTTTGTAATTAATGGAAATTAAACTTGCCGTGGGTTCTTGAGTCCATAAATCTACAAAAGGCAAATTATTTGGGGTAAACTTGGCAGTATCAGTTGATACTGGAAATCTAACACCTTTTACATCTTTTAATTGGTATTTTCTAATTGACGCAGGTGGTCTTATGTTAGCACCACTGCCACCACTATTAAGATATATTGCAGAACCAGCAATATTAATCAAACTTGATGAGTTAATTGAAACTCTGCCCGATCCTGATAAATTTGCTGATCTGCCTTGCAAGTTAAGATAATTTGAATATATATTAGCATTATTAGTAGCATTTACTTTGAAAAATGCAGTTTGCAGATTAATGTCTTGATCGGCATTCATATTAATCTGTGTAGCGTTAAAGTTTATTTTACCATCGGCATGAAATAACATATTTCCTTCTGTTCTTACTGCAAAATCGCCTTGATTATAAATTAGTAAATCTCCAGAGTTAGTCAGTTCTATCCAATTTTTACCACTTGCAGTAGATATGTACATAAATCCATCAGTGTCGTTCATAATAATTTGATGACCTGCACTACTTCGCAACCTAATTAAATTATTTTTACCTGTAAAATCTCCATCGTCCATTACAAAAGAATGACCACCGATTCTTGCTTTAACTTTAAATGTTTCCGCATAAGTTTCATTTATATTTCTGGTTTTTACACCTGCTAATATTGTAGGATCTTTACCTGGGTCATTTACAGGCCTACCCGGTGTTATAAATCCATATACAGTAGACAAAGGATCACGCTGACTGCTGGAAGTAGTAATTCCACGATCAGGATCAGCATCTAATCCTTGGTTCCATAATTGTGTTATTCGAGGGAGATGCAATGGTCTCTTATCTGTACTATACCAATCTTTTGTAAAATTATTTGGGTTTTCCTCGTTTATTTCACCAACTGGATAATTTTGATTAATGGAAATTAGTTGTTGTAATTCAGGAGGTATACTTTCTTCCATTAATAATTTGCCGCTTATTGCACCTATATCTGGAACCATATTTCTGCTTAATTTATTAGAAACACAGGCAAACCAATAGCCGTATTGTCTTTGTCCTGCTGAAAAACAACATAAAATTTCACTTTCTAAATCAGGCATAGGTACAGACATACCATAACTTTGTCCTGTAATAGTAAATAATCCTGGGTCTTTAGTTTGTTCTCCTACAGTACTGCCTAAAAATGGGCTTGCGTAGG